TCGTGAACAAACCAATACATAGTTTCAAATTGACCATCATCAAAAGCTCCTAAACATGTAGCTGAAGAAGATAAAGGTTGACCTCCAAAACTTAAAGTTGTTAAAGATGTGTTTCCCTTTGAGTTTTCTACAGCTCCTATTTCAGTGTTTTCTGTTGATCCCAGCCTAACATTTATTGCATCTACATATTCACCTGGTGGAAGAAGTCTTTCATCCACAGATTTATTCATTCGTCCTGCAATAAAATTTGTGTTAACTATTGGCATATTATTTTATCCATTTATCCTGACCTCTTAAATTCATTAAAAGACGACCAGGGTGTATGTTACTTAATCTTAATTTAGCGTTTCTTAAAAGAGATGATTTGTCTTTTCTCGCACGATTTACTATGTATTCAGAAATCCCAAGTCTCCCGTTCAAAATAGAATATCTTATATATGCATATATATACTCTTCAAATAATTTATTCAAACTTACAGAAGCATCGTCTCCATTTTCCATTCCGTCTGAAATATATTCTAATACTATTGATATTGCTCCTCCCGTAGAACTAAAATTTATAACTCCAGCTTTTTTATCTATTTTAAAAGTAGGGTTAGCGTTAGCTGTCTCTGTGTTTAAACCAAATCGTGCTCCTATATGGTAATCAAAATACCAACACCCATCAATACAATATCCCTCTTGACCATCAAATGGACTTCCTGAGTTTAAGTAAATACTTTTAGCACCGCCTTGAATCCTGGCTAAATCTAATTGGCTATCTTGAGGCCTTAACACATTACCGTTTTGATCAAACAAAAGATTAGCTTGATTATCCTGTAAGTATGCGTCAGAAAAATTAGTTTGTATATTTTCAGTTAATGGATATAATAATCCATCTTTCCATTGTGAAACCCTTACCCAACTTACAAAGTCAGAAGGTAAAACAAATCTATAATTAGAATCTATATCTAATTGTAAAATTTTTATCTCTTTTAAAGCATCATAATTTAATTCCTGTATACCACGTTTAGCGTGAAATAAAACTTGAAATCTATTTAAATTATTTACCAACTCCATATTCCCTTGATATATAAGCATAAAGTTATTTACGATATCTTCTAAAGAAATATATTGATAAGAACCCCAGTTTTCATCGTTGGGATTAGTGTTGTTATTTGTGTAGTATTGATATTGATTTATATATGCCATCTTAACTTGTTTCTTGTGTATCTAATGATTCTTCTCCTTGTGCAAACGTAACCACATCTCCTTCTCTAATTTCTACTCCAGCATACTGTAATATTTTTGCTACTAAATTAGGTTCATCAGATAAAGGCAATTCAAAATCTTGATGTAATGCATCACTTGGGTTATATATCGGATCTTGTCCTGAAGTATCAAGATAAGTCCAGTTTGGTTCAAATGGATATCTAATATATTGACTAACTATTTGACCTTGTTTATTTATAGTTATCGGATAAATTTTTCCTCTTGTTGCATCTTGAATATATGCTGGATAAGTTAAGGTTGGTTTAGTCAGCAGTGAGTTATTAAGCATTGTTATCTTAGTATTAGTAACCTTTTCTGCTTCCTTCAAAATTTCCGAGTCATAAATATTGTAATCAATCCCTACTGCATTTAAATTAGTATCGTTTATTTGAATTTGTGTTTCTGAAGTAACTTGTTCAACTACTGCATTAAAAGGTAGTCCACCTGATATATAACCAACAACATCACCAGTTACAACACCATCTGTTATAAAAGTAGCTCCTGAATCAATAAGTTGATTTAGTGGAGCTTGAGTTGCTGTAGTTGATCCAGTTGATCTTATTTTTTGATAAACTAATATTTTATTTAATAAATAATAGTCACTTCCGTTTAAAGCGAAAGTTGGTAACGTATAATTACTTACCGTTAAACCAGCAGTACTCTCATTAAGTAAAGGAGCAGTTATACTAAACGTATCTATAACCTCTTCCAATCCTTTTAGAATATCTGCATAACCTGTTCCTGAAGTACCTTGAACTTGTCTAACAATCCAGTTATTATAATTGTAAAAATAATCCTCAAACAAATCCATTTGAGCTTGTAAGCAATACAAATTAAAATCTTGAGGAGAAAGGTAACCGTAGTTATTTTTATTAAGTACAGCAAGTACCGTGTTTCTTACAGAATTAATCATGAAATTTATTTTTTACAAAGATAACAAAAAAAAAGAGGCTACTTTTTTTGTAGCCCCTTGTAGTTTTAGTTAGGTTTTATAAAGTATTATACTTTAGCAACCTCCAATATTAAACTGGAAGGCACATCCCAAGAATACTTTACTAAAGGCCATGGTTGAATTAAAGATGCAGTAACTGCGTCTTCAAAACCATCTCTCATCTCCTCGTTACCTGCAGCAACAGCTGCGTGAGTAATCTTGATTGCAATTCCACTTACTCCACAATACTGAATATTTACTTCACTATTAATTGGATCGGCAGCTGCATTTTCTACAATAACTACTCCGTCAGAAGCAATTAGTTGTTTAGAAGATGATGTAGCTGAATATACAATATAGTTTTTACTATTACCTACACCAGTTCCTGAAGCAGCTCCAATAGCTACTAAAGCTAAAGTGTTTGCGTTTACAACATTAGTAACAGTATACATTCTGTCATCAGAAGTGTCATGCACAACATCACCAACATTTACTACGCCACCTGTAAAAGTAGCAGAGCCATCTTGTAACTCAAGGTTACCTGTTTCGTCTACTGTCGTAGTTCCAGTTGCGACCGTGTCTTGAACTTTGACTTCAACGTATTTTTGCATAGTACTATACATTACGATATAGCGATTCCGCTAACTGCACTGCTTGGGATATAATCCACTGCTACTGAAGTCCAACCTGTCGCAAGGGCTGATACAATAGCTGATTGCACTTCATCTCTCATTGTTTCACTGCCTGATGCCAATGCTGCGTGAGTAATAGTTACTACTTTACCTGAACCATAAGCTAAGGTTACTGTTGTTGTAGAAGCTTGTTCTACTAATTTAACGTCCAGTATTGAAACAATTTGTTTTTGCTCATTAGTTACTGGGATTTGTAAAAATTTTTCCATCTTTTATAAAAATAATATGTTATATGAGATTATTCTCTTTGCAAATATACAGTTTATTCGTTAGTAGATTTTAAGCGTTTAACTAATAATTTGTAAGTTTCTAAACCTTCATCACCTTGGAAAAAAGAAGCTACTATATAATATGCATCTTCACCAAAAGGCACAGTTAATAATTTAGTTTTATTTTTAGGTAAGTTAAAATATACGTCTTTTCCGTTGTTCTTAAATACTAAAAATGAATTGTTAAAAAATTGAACTACATCGTTCGTTAAATCTAACATAGGATCATTAATTGTTTCTAAAAAGTCAAACGGATTGTTTTGAGCGTAAACTAATACATCTCTTCTAATTTCAATCGTACTCATTCTATCTACACCTGCCCCTATAAGAACTCTTGCTACAGCTAAAAGCTTGTCGCCTTTTAATCCTTTGGCTACTATTTGTGCGTCCAATGCTTGTTCAACAATTTCAAGTTCTTGTGAAGCATCTCTGGCTTTATCAATTACTTCATACACTCTTCCGTTTGAGGGATGATAATGTAAAAACTCTTGTAGCACTTGATTTTGTTTTGGAACAAAAAGCATACCGTCTTCAAATACTATAGGCTCTAAAACAGCATTACCATCTTGTTCATCTTCGAATGGAGTTTTTTGATTACGTGCATAACGCAAAGGTCTGTTTACTCCTTTGTCTTCGTCAAAATATAATAAAGGGGATCTTTTTGAATGGCGTGATGCCAACATATAACTTAGTGGGGCTTTCTCTCCGATAAGCCTGTAAGCTTTATCTATAAATTTTTGTGTTTTTTTCATTTGATATAATTTAATTTAAAAAAAAAAGAGGGTTACTAAGAGAACGTTTACATGTATGCCGTTTACCCTCTTTTTAAAATAATTACCCTCGTTATTACAACGAGGGTAAATATTACTACTTATTATGCATCTTGAAATAAGAAGAAGTTGTTTGCTCCTAAGACACAAACAGCTCTTTCAGTCAAGAAGTTTACTTCCATTGCATCTAAAGAAGATGTTCTTGCTCCACCAGCAGAACCAGTGATCCAAGTTTTATAACGTCTGTCTTCAGTTTCAGAAGCTCTGTAACGAACGTGTAAGAAAGGACGCTTAGCATTCTTTCCTAAGATTTGATCGTATACTGTAGTTGAACCAGCAGGAACTAATAGTCCGTTGATTGCTCCACCTACAAGACCACCTCTCATTGTTGGGTCGTTAAGATATTTCCAGTCAGACTTGTAGAAGTCATAACCTCTACGGAATCCTGTGAAACCAAGGTTTAATGCCATCTCTTCATCGTTGTCGAATAAACCATATGATGTACCTCCAGCTCCATAAGAGTTTTGAGCAGCTAACATATCGTCCATATCAAATGAGAAGTTTCTATTTACGAAAAGAACATTCTCTTCAATAGAACCTTGCTTATCTAATCTTTGGATAATACTGTCAAACTCAGCAAGAGTTGTTGGGTTACCACCACCAAAAACATTTCCTCGGTCTTCTACAACGTAGAATACACCTTCAGAACCGTTTAGGTTTGCTAAAGATGCACCAGCTACTGTTGCTTGGAAAAAGTCTCCAGCTCCAGAACCAGCTTCTGCAGGGACAGCTTCAATCATAGCTGTTTCCATATAGTCCTCAAAACGTAATCTTGTGTCATGCTCAGACTTCAAATACCAAAGGTATCCACTTACTCCGTCTTCTCCAGAAACTTCAATCCATCCGATTTGAGCCATATCAGATCCAGATACTGCGTATTTGTCTTTGATAATAATAGGCTTGTTGTCGAAGATGAAATCATCAGCTTCATTAGATCCAGTCATTCCTTCAGTTCCTTTGTTGAACTCTGAACCATAGATAAAGATATCACAAGCAACAGCTGCTGCCATAGCTTGTCCACCATTTTCATAGTAAGCAATTGTTACTGTGTTTGGTGCAGCAGACGTAGGTGCTACTGTTACAACTCCTTTATTTGTAAGGTTTGAACCTGGAGTTTTATCTGAGATCATTACTGTTTGACCAACTCTTAATGACGCAGTATTTTGCGTTCCAGCTAATGCTGGGTTAAAGTTAGTAAGGTTATTAGGAATTGTCCAAACACCAGTTGCTGCTGCTAATGCACCTGCTGATGTACAATTCTGATATTTAACGTGTAGTCTTCCTTGCTCAGCCCATTTGATAAGGTCAGAGTTAGAAGGCATTTCTGCTCCAACCATTCTAAGGAAAGAGCTAATCGAACGGTTTCCATATCTCTCAAATTCCTTTTCATAAGTATCAGGTAGATACTGATTTAAGAAATCAAAGTTATTGATATAATTACTTTCCAACGGCACTTGTTGTGCTGAAGGTTGTAAGTCAAAACCTGGGGTTGCATTTACTGCCATAATTTTTCTTTTTTAAATTTTTAACTTTTATTAATACTTCTAATTTTAAGTCCTCGTCCACTACTTTTATCTCCAACTGAGCGTATTTTCAAACCATCTTTTGTAGACAATTGCGGTGATTTCCGTATATCCATATTTATATTTTTGGATTTACGAGTAACATCATCCACAGCTGCTGCTACACCTTGTTCATAAAAAAACTGTGCAAACTTTTCAGGATTCATAGCAACCGATAAGGCTCTATGGTATCCTTTAGCATCTTCAATTAAACCTTTGTCGTCTAAAAATTTGCCGACAAAATTGTTAACATCTGATTGCTTGTTCATCAATTCTTCTTTAGTACCTGGTTTGTAGTTAATTTTTGAATCGCCCACGTTAAATTCAAAACCTTTGAAATCTTCGTTAAACACTTGTTTAGTTCGATCTAAAAAATAACTGTATCGCTTTTTGTTTTCCTCAGCAATAGTATCAGATTCTTTTATATAATCCTGATAAGCAGTAAGTTGTGTTTCTTGATCTTCAGATAATCCACCCCCACTTGACTCAAGAGGGATTTTATACTTATCTTTCTGTTCATTAAAGTACTTACGTGCTTTAGCAAGCTCTCTTTTTTTAGCTAACTTTCTTTTTTTAATGTCTTTTTCTTCGTCTTCATCAACATCGAATCCAAACTTATCGTCCATTAAATCAATTATATCTATCGCATCAAGACCTTCTTCTTGAATACTATAGTAGTCAGCTAATACTGAATCATCGTCCATGTCATTGTAGTTCTTTTGTAATTTATAAAAGTCTTCAATGCCACGACCTGTTTCTTTTTTATACTCAAAATACTTTAAAACATCTTCAGGTAAATCCTCGTTTGTTTCTCTTGTTTCAAACAATTCATCAACTGAATTTATTTCTTTATTGTACCTTTCTTTAATATATGAAAGAACGTTTTCATCATTTACTCCTGATGACGGAGTTTCTTCGGTTTTTAAACCAATATTATCTTTTATTGAGTCAACTGACTCAGGGTCTTTAGTTTCAGAAATATCTACACTTTCAACTTTTTTAAGATCAACGTCTTCCTGAGTTTCTATTTTATCTTGATGCTCATTTAATAGTTTCTCTTCTATTTCAGCTTTAGACTTTTCTTGTCCTTGACCAACTTCTTTTACTTTAAATTCCATTTTATTTAATTTTATTTTTTACAAATTTATATATTATTTTCTATATAATTTTAGACTATTACTATCTTGGATTAAATTCAGCAAGATCAAAACCATCTAAACTGTCTTCGTTAGATTCAAAATTTATTGGAGGTAAGTTTCTTTTTCTTTGTTCAATCATTTTTGATTGCTGTGTATTAGCCATTGTAATTCTATCTGCTTTACCTTTTTCTTTTGCCTTCTCTCTATCATCAATTTGAGATTGCTCCATCCCTCTTAATTGTAAATTATAATTAAACTCTACTTGCATTAGTTGAGCTTTTAATGTTGCTTCACTTTTAAGTTTTTCAATATCCATTGCAATTTCATTTTGCTTTAATTGCATTTTGTTTTGAAGATCCATTTGAGCTTTTTGCTGCTCCATTTGAGCTTGAGCCATAAACTGTTGTTGTTGCATTTCTGCCTGAGCAGCTTGTTGCTGCTGAATTTGTTGCTGTTCAGCCTCGGCCTTTCTTTTTCTTTTAACTTTTAAAAGTTGATTAGCCATTTTTAAATTATGAATTTCTCTTATGTCAATAGCATCCTCTAAATTTATATCTTGTTTAGATAAAGCCATCTGAATGTTTTGTTCAAGCATTTGCTTTTCTTCTTCATCTGGAGACATTTCTAAGAAAATACCAAAGTCATATATATAAAAATCTTTTAAATCTTCTAATAGTCTTAAATTATATTTACCAATCTGCATAGCAAACTGATCTTTAAATTCAGAATATTGCATCACATCAGCAGTTCTAACAATAACACCTTCCGCTAATCTTTTAGTCAAGTATAAACTTCCGTTTAATATATGTCGAGTTGCTGTGTTTGAGCTTAGTGCTGCTAATTTTTGAATACCTACTAAAGCTTCAGGGTTTGGTGATGAAGCATCTCTCGCTTCATTAAGGCCTGTTACAGTGCGTATCATATCTAAGTAATGATTATAGTTACCAATAAGCATTTGAAGCTTACCAGCACCACTACTTGAAGTTAATTGTTGTATTGGAACTCTTGCATTATTAAACTCACCATCTTGTGTGTAAGATCTACCAACTACACTACCTGTTTGAAAGTATAGTCGCAATGCATCTTCAGGATTGTATGCATTTCCTGTTCCTAAATCAACTTCATTTAAACCATCAGCATCTATAAATACACCATCTGGAACTACTCGAGCTACAACTTGTTGTATTTTTAAATGTGTTACTTGAATAAGATCGGCAAAAGGAATCATGCGTCTTACTAAAGATTCATAATTTCCTTTATACATTCTGGGAGCAACAGCAACATAATTAGGATATGCAAATTGAGAAGCAGACTTTGGTCTAACCATGTTTTCTGCAAGTTCCCATTTAAGCATAATATTTGTTCCCATCACCATTATACCATCATACCATACTTCTATTTTCTTTTCAACTCTTTCAAAACTACCTTCATCCATCATTTCTTGAGGTGGATTAAATGTGTCGTCTTTAGCAACTACTTTAAAAGTTCCGTCTGCCATTTGTTTTTTCTTGTAAACAAATGAATGAGTTGTTTTATAATTAAAATAAAGTAATGTACACGTGTCTCTATAAAACATAGAGTTTTCGTTATACTGAGAAGTATTATAATAATTATACCAAGACTGACTGTACTTGGCAATTTTGTCCATATCTTCATTAGATATGTTAGGATCTATTTTTACCAACTCTGTCATTGGTATGGTTTTTATTTCTCCCCAATAAAAACAATCTTTAAAATAAGGGTCTTCAGTATAACTATAAACAACATTAGCTGGATCGACATAATCTATTTGAATACCTTGACCAGGCAAAAATTGATGTTTAGCCATACTAACTCCAAGAGTCATTAAATCATAGTCACATCTTTTTCTTGTTTCTTGATATTGATTTTGACTTAAAATAGTATCTACAGCTTCTTCTGCTGCTATTTCTATAGCTGGTTTATATTTAAGTTGCATAAAAAGTTGCAACTCTTCTTCATTTGTAGGAAGTTCAGACTCTTCAGTTTGAAATACATTTATATCAAAATCTTCTTCTATTTGTTGAAACAAAGGTTTTGCAATCATTTCACCTTCAATTTCTCTTTGGAACTCATCCCTTTTCTCTGCAGACATAGCGTCTTCAGCAAAAGTTTTTACTTTAAATAGACGGTCATTTAAACCATTTACTACAATGTCAACAAACTTTGGAATTATAGGAACAGGTGTCCAATCTAAATTAAGATAACTTAAATCTCCATCAACTGCTATTTCATTTTTATACTTAGCCACCGATTGTTCTCCACGTGCGTAAAGCCTCAAACGATTAAACTCCCCCCATTGATCAAAAAACCGACACGAGCCATTATCTCTTCTGAACCACTCATATTGTATAGCCTGTCCAACTTGGAGGCCATATTCCATGGAGTCTTTCTGTGCGTCAGTAACAAACTGATCAGGGAAAGCGGCTTGATTGATTTCTATTTTTACCTCTTTCATTTATTATTTATTATACTGCGAGAATCAGTATTGTTATATGTTGCAAATTTAATGCTTATTTTCTTTTTTTCTTTTGACGGTGTATATAAGTGTTTTTGATTAGCCATAATTGCTAATCCAGAACTAATAGATGCATCAAACTTTGTTCGGTTTGAGATATCAAACTTTGCCCAATCCTCTAAAGTTCTTTGAAAATACATATCACCCATATCACCTTCTGTTCTATATATACCTTGCTCATCAATTCCCACATACTTTTCTATGTGAGACTCAATAGCTGCTGCATGCGACTGCTTTACATCTTCAGAAGTATTAGGTATTCCACCTAATTCTCTTTCTGTTTTTGAAAGTTTAGAATAATTTTTGTCAGGTCTGTTTAAACAAAACTCTCTGTATCCTCTATTTTTAAAATGATACAGTAATCTTGGTTTGTTATTCTCACACAAAATTGGCATTCCATAAAAAAAACAAGCCATTAAAACTTCTTCAAAAAATATCTCTGCAGTTTGAGGTCTTGCAATATATTCTAAAAAGAAATGATTACTTGGCATTTCTTCCATACTAAATTTTGTAAGTCCGTGCAAAGAACCATTAGATCCTTTACCAACTACCACTCCCGAAATGTCATAAGAATCACAGCCAAATGAACCTAAATGTTCGTTTCCTGGTAAAAATCTGCCATTCTTTTTTATTACATTGTTTTGCAACGCAACTTTCGGCATGTAAGTTACAAAAAATCTTCCTCTTTTATTTGGAGTCCATATTACCTGGGAATCTTTTATCCCATTTTTCCAACTAAAAGATCCCTGAGTTATAAAATGGTCTTTAATTAAGGAATCATTATAATCTATTTGTTGATATATTTTAGTTAAATTAAATATAGATTGTTTACTTTCATCTCTAAAGGCATGAGATTCAGAGCGAGGGAACTGTCGATAAAATTCATTTAAAGCATCTGGATCATTTTTTAAAGAGTCAACTTCGTTTTGCCAATAAGTAACAGAACCCTGATCAATATACTCTCCATCGATTCCCATAACTTTTGTTTCTGGAGTTTCAAAAACAGGCATACCATATCTATCTATAAACCCTTCCATGTTCCATTCCATAGGAACAAAAAGTGAATATAATCCGCTTTTAGTTTGACCATTTGAATTTCTTTTGTTAACATCTGAATCGTAAAATAAATTCTTAAAGTTTCTACCACCTTTATCTAAAGCATTTGAAGTAGAACCCATCATACATTTGCCAATAACTTTGCTACCTAATCTCAAGCATGTCTTTGTAACACGCCAGTTATTTAAAATATTTTCAGGTTTTTCCCATTTGCCACTTTCATCATGAATTAAAAGTTTTAATTTTTCTCCATCATAACTGTTATCAGAAGTGTTTTTCCAATCAATAGTAGTGTCTAAGCCCTCAAGCTCTTCCTCTTCTATTTCAAACATATTCTTTTTGGTAATTTTAGAAGCGGGTACTCTAAATGCTAATTCAGTTTTGGGCTTATCCATACCATCTTGTATGGGTTTAAAAAAGAAAGGATAGTTATTAGATATAGGAACAACTTTATCAGTAAACATTTTTTTAGCATCACTACCTGTTTTAGATAGTATTCCTACTCTCGAGTCTTTTGCGAGAGTTGCCATGTTTACACACTCTTCAGAACCCATGTAAGAAAAACCTGACCGCCTTATTTTTAAATAACAAATACCGAAACTTCTTTTGTCTGCTTTACAAGCTTCCCAGTATATGTAAAATATTCTATTAGCTTCTCTAAAATCAGGTAGCCCAACATCAATTTTTGTCCACT